AAAAATACATACGCAATAGAAAATAGTATAAAATAAAATACTATCAATAATGAATAAATCATATGGAAGTCAAGACTTGCAAAGAAATTGGTACAATGTAAGTAAATATTTATCAAGCAAGAAGTGGGAAGAGAATAAAGTTCTAACAAAACTTAGGCCCTCAATGGAAGAGCTTAAAGACAAAAAAGATCTCGTTGGGGTTGAGTCAGGAATAGGCAGTTGCCTAAATTCTCAAAATATATACAAGAACCTAGATATAAAAAAACTATATTTAATAGACGTAAATGACCCACCTAGAGAGCCAGGAACTTCTTTGTTAAAAAAAGATAATGTGGTTTTTTTGAAAGGAAATTCGATCGACAAACTCAAGGAGATAAAAGAGCCTCTTGACTTTGTATATCTAGATTCCAGCCATGAGTTCAATCACTTATTAAACGAGATAAGAGCAATCTACCCAAAACTAAAAAAAGGAGGAATAATAGGTGGACACGATTACGAACACATTGGGGTGGTTTCGGCGGTGAATACTTTAATGTTTAATATATGGAGGGATATAGGAAAAAAACCGGATACATTCTTTTTTGAATCTTGTCTCGACGAGCATCCAGGGATACCGGAAGAATATTCAAAATTCGGCTTCCCCGTAGATTGGTGGCACATAAAAAACGAAGAACTCCCAGAGAAGTTCGTAATTCACGAATTAAGAAACGGCTAACTAATGAAAATAAAGGTTTTTATAGTTACATACCTAGGGGAGAAAAGGTTGCCGATAACACTCCCTTCGATATTTAATAGCGACATAAATAATTTTGAATACGAAGTTACATTGATAAATAATCACACAAAATTAATCATACCTGAAGAGTTTAAAGATAAAGTGTCGATTATAAATAACAACCTAAGACCGGACTGGTCGACTGGACACTTAGCAAGAAGCTGGAATCAGGCAATAATTAACGGGTTCAAATCTCTAACTAAGCCAGACTGTGATATAGTTGTATGTAGTCAGGATGACTCTGAATTCAAACAGGATTGGGCTTCTAAATGCGTTAAGCTTCACGAAAGATACTCTTTTATACAAAACGGCCACGGAGACCAGTTTCACTCGTACACGCCGGAAGCTGTAATTAAAACAGGGTTATGGGACGAAAGGTTTTGCGGTTTATTTAGGCAGGCTGCGGATTATTTTTGGAGATGCGTGATGCACAATAAAGAAAATTCCTCCATACAAGATACAGCCCATCATAGAGTTTTAAATCCTATACTTAAAAATAGAAATGAAGATTCAAGGGGTTATTTAGTAGATCCTGATGTCAGGAAAATAGACAAAATACAATGGAAAGAATCGGATTCAATTAACGACTCTATCTCCTCAAAGTTGATATTTGAGAAGTATGGGTTCGATCCCTACCCATGGACTGAGGAAAAAATAAATAAAGCTAGAGAAAAAACCTTGTCAAAAAACTACATAACATACCCCTACTTCGAGAAGGACATAGAAAATCTTCTTGAAAAAAATTATTTACTTTAAATGATAAAGGCAGTATTGTTTGACCTAGATGGAGTTTTAGTAGATTCGAGAGAACTTCATTACCATTGCTTGAATGAAGCCTTAAAATCTATAGACGAAAAATACACTATAGACAGAGAGGAGCACTTATCTACATATGACGGACTACCAACGACAAAGAAATTAAACAAACTTACGGAGAATAAGGGCTTACCAAAAGATTACCACGACAAAGTCTGGAAGAAGAAGCAAGAAGCGACAGTTAACTTTATTAACAATAGAGTCTCTCCAGATAAAAAAATAACAAACCTCTTAAAATCACTAAAAGAGCAAGGTTTTAAAATGTGCGTTTGTTCTAATTCTATACGGGAAACCACAAAAATGATACTCCTAAGGAAGGGCCTGATTGAGTATATAGAATTTTATGTAACCAACGAAGATGTCAAGCACCCAAAGCCTAATCCAGAAATGTACCTAAAGGCAATGATAAATCTAGGCTTGTCTCCAAAGGAATGTGTTATAGTGGAAGACTCTCATATCGGAAGGAAAGCTGCTATTCTATCCGGAGCTTATTTATGTGGAGTCATGAATATGAATGATGTCGAATTATCCAAAATACAATATACAATAGATAAAGCAAATGCAAATTCAAAAATTAACCCAAAATGGCAAGGAGGCAAAATGAACGTATTAATACCTATGGCTGGTGCTGGATCTCGTTTCCAAAAAGCGGGATTCACCTTCCCAAAACCCCTAATAGAAGTAAGGGGAAAACCGATGATCCAAACGGTTGTGGAAAATATAAATGTAGACGCAAAGCATATTTTTATAGTTCAAGAAGATCATTATCACAAATACAGCTTGAAGGAAACTTTAGAAATGATTTCGCCCGACTGTGAAATTGTGACGGTTAATGGAGTAACAGAAGGTGCAGCTTGCACAACCCTATTAGCCAAAAGTCTTATCGATAACAATGAGCCGCTACTAATTGCAAACTCAGATCAGTTCGTAGAATGGGATAGTAATGAATTTATGTACTCGATGATAGGGGACAATATTGACGGAGGTATATTAACCTTTTACTCAACTCACCCAAAATGGAGTTACGCAAAGCTAGACGAAAACGGTTTCGTCTCAGAAGTTCAAGAGAAAAAACCAATCAGCGACAAAGCTACAGTAGGAATTTATTACTGGACAAAAGGTTCGGATTACGTAAAGTATGCGGAGCAGATGATCAAGGGTAACGCAAGGGTTAATAACGAATTTTACGTTTGCCCAGTCTATAACGAAGCTATTAATGATAATAAAAAAATAAAAATTTTCGACATTCCTAAAATGTGGGGACTAGGAACTCCCGAAGATCTAAAGTACTTCTTAGAGAATCAAGGTAAGGAAGAATCTGATCCTGACTTATGGGTTAACGCTCCAAACCCTAACGAATAAAAACCTTGAGAAAATACAATTTAAAGAATTTTAAAGGGGGTTGGGTAGCAGGAAACTTTGAGCCCACCATATTTAAAACTAATAAATTTGAAGTTTCCGTCAAAAGCTATAAAAAAGGAGAATACCAAGACAGGCATATACACAAAGAAGCAGAAGAAGTTTCAATAATAATACAAGGCTCAGCAAAAATGAACGGCAAGATTTACAAGAAAAACGATATTATTCTAATAGAAAAAAATGAAGCTACAGACTTTATGCCTCTAGAAGATAACACTACGACCTGCGTAATAAAAACGCCCTCAGTTATTGGGGATAAATATTTAACGAATGATACTGATTTCCCATAGAGGCAACATAAAAGGGCCTAATAAAAAAAGAGAAAACTCAATAAATTACATACAAGAAGCCTTGGACTTGGGCTTTGATGTTGAAATTGATGTTTGGGCGAAAGAGCAGTTATGGCTCGGTCACGATAAGGCTGAAAATCCGTGCCCAATGAAGTTTTTAATTCAAAACTTTAGACACCTATGGATTCACTGCAAAAACCTAGAAGCTATGGATTTACTGAGCGAATTCAAGGTTTTGAATTATTTTTGGCACGAGTCGGATGACTTCACGCTAACCTCTAAGAATTTCATATGGACCTATCCAGGAAAAAGAGTTAGTAATAAAAGTGTTCTAGTTGTAGATGATGCAAGAAACTATGGAGGCCCACCATGCTTTGGCTTGTGCTCTGATTACTTAAAATGAACCGCTGGAACCCTCACCAATTAAAAGGCGAATCGGGCGAGGAGCTTGAGCATGTATCTAGTTTTACTAATTTTACACTGTCCCTACAAAAAAAAATACTAAAAAGATTCGAAAAATTAGAAAACTCTATATCGATAATCATACAGGGGCCGTTAAACAATAGATCAATTAATACAATAGACAGTTATTTAAAATATGGAGAGGTTATAGTTAGTTGTTGGGACAAGGATGATGTTAGTAAGCTAGATAAATATAAAGATAAAATAAAAATAGTGGTAAATAAATACTCAGAAGTGCCAAATTTTCATAAAAAACCTGGAGCTCAGGCTCCATGGGTATACCAACACTACACAACCCTAAATGGCTTAAAGCAAGCAAAAGGTTACTTTTGTATAAAACTAAGGTCTGATGAAAGCTTCCCATTTCTAGATCCGATAATAAAAAATCTTAAATACAATTCCCATGAAAATAAAAATAGCGAAACCCAAAAATACCAGTGGTTTAAAATAATAACCTCTAATATTTATTTTAGGTTTTCAAGGGAAAATAAATTCCACCCATCTGATCATATTGTTGCTGGGGAAAAAAGTCGTATGATTGAAATATTCAACAAAGCTATATACTTATGCTCTCTTAAAAATGTATCTAGATTCCCCGAACAATTATTATGCAAAGCGATAATTGAAACTTACTGGGATCCAATTAAAAAAAAATACGACAAAATGGAAGACGATAAATGCTACGAATTAATGAAAAAACATTTCGACATTATAAGGATAAGGCATCTACCTAATCACATATGGACCTCTAGCTACAGAAAATACAGCAGCCTATATTCAGAAGAAGATTGGTGCCATCATATAGAAAAAATTAATACTTGAGAAAAAATCATTTTAGCATAGTATTATTTATAAAATTACTATTCTACTATGAGCATATCACTTTACAAACCAAACAGCAAGAACGCGGGTTGCGCATTTAACTTTAAAATCGGAGTCAACAGAAACAGGGAACCTGTGGTTTACGTTAGCGCCATACAGCAATACAGCTGGGACGATAAAAAGAAATCTGGCAATTTTTCTGGGAACAAAGATGATCCAGATAAAAATATAAATTTAAAATTTAGCGAATTTGAAATAGGTGGAATAATAAGTTCTTTTAAGAAAAGATATGAATACTCCGCATTCCACAGTTACGAAGATAATAAAACCTCAATTAAATTTGTGCCTTGGGACAAACAATCCAAAACACAGAATGGAACAGTTACCCTTCCAGCCTTCGGTATAACTTTCACTAGAAATGGGAACCAGTCGTTTAGAATTCCTCTTGAGCCTGGAGAAGTAGAAAATCTAGATCAGTTTTTAAAATTTTACCTTAAAGAGTTGTACTCGCACAGACGGAGGGAAGAAATTAAAAACATACAAAAATATAAAAAAGACCAACAAGAAGAAACGAATAATGTAAAAGGCTCCAACGAAGCGCCATTCTAAATGAAAAAAAAGAAAGTATTAATTCACAGCAATCACTGCAAGGCCTTTACTGGGTTTGGAAAGCATACAAAAAATATACTTCTTTATTTAGAAAAAACCGGAAAATATGATTTGGTTGAGTTTTCCAATGGTATTAAATGGGGAGACCCTATGCTTTCAACTCTGCCATGGAAGTGTCAAGGATCATTACCAAACAACCCTTCCTTGTTAAGAAAATTAAACCAAGACCCCAACCTAGCAAGAAATGCTGGTTACGGTGGACAAACTATTGATAAGTTTATAGAAGAAGAGAAGCCTGATGTTTACATAGGTATAGAAGATATATGGGCTTTTTCTGGATATACAGATAAAAAATGGTGGAACAAAATCAACTCCATGGTATGGACCACTCTGGACAGTTTACCTATTCTACCAGAAGCGGTAAAATTAGCACCTAAAATAAAAAATTATTATTCTTGGGCATCGTTTGCGTCTAAAGAATTAAATAGGCTAGGTCACAGTCACGTAAAAACCCTACACGGAGCTCTAGATACATCTAAATTTTTTAAATTAAAAGATGAAAAAAAAATAAATATACGAAAAGAGCAAAGCATCAAAGATAGTGATTTTATAATAGGTTTTGTATTTAGAAACCAACTAAGAAAAAGCGTACCGAATTTAATTGAGGGGTTTAAGATTTTCTGTAATCAAAACCCAGAATCAAACGCTAAACTACTATTGCACACACACTGGAAAGAGGGTTGGGATATTCCTAGGTTAATAAAAGAAAAAGATATAGACCCAGAAAAAATACTAACAACTTATTATTGTAAAAATTGTAAAAAATACGAAATAAAACCTTATAAAGAAGAAGGTGTAGATTGCAGGTTTTGCGGGGCAGAAAAATCTCAAGAGACAACAAATACAAAAGCAGGTGTTTCCGAAGAGCAATTGAACGAGATATATAATATAATGAATGTTTACTGCCACCCCTTTACTAGCGGAGGTCAAGAAATACCAATTCAAGAAGCTAAGCTGGCAGAGCTTATCACTTTAGTTACTAATTATAGCTGCGGAGAAGATTGCTGTACTGATGATAGCGGAAGCTTGCCGCTGAGCTGGACAGAGTATAGAGAGCCTGGAACGCAATTCATAAAAGCTAGCACAAATCCCCAAAGCATAGCTAGTCAATTAAAAAAAGTGCTAAATATGAAAGCTTCCAAGATTATAGATATTGGAAAAAAATCAAGAGAGTTTGTTGTAAATAATTATAGCATAGAAGTTATTGGAAAAAAATTAGAATCTATTATAGATACAATGCCAGAAGTGAAGTGGGACTTTAATTTTGACATAGAAGAAAAGAATGAAGATTACATTCCTCCTCATATAGAAAATAACTCCGAGTGGATAATCGATTTATATAAGAATATATTAAAAATAGAAGTTGACGAAAAAGATGACGGCCACAAGCACTGGATGAAACGCCTATCAGAGGATATGCCGAGGGATGATATATTGAAATATTTCAAACAAGTTGCCTCGCAAGATAACCAAAAAAATAAAAAGATTGACTTTATAGAATTATTAGATAAAGAAGACGAAGGAAAAAGGCTATTAATATCAATGCCACAAAGTATTGGGGACATTTATCTATGCACATCATTATTAAAAAACATAAAAGACACTTATCCTAATTACAATATATATTTCGCAACAAAGCCCGAGTACTTTGATGTTCTAGATGGTAACCCATATATCCACAAAGTAATTCCCTACAGTAAGGGGCTAGATAACCTGCCGTCAATGGAAGGACAAGGCAATCATAAAGGCTTTTTTGAAGTGGCATTCTTGCCGTTTATAGGCACTCAAAGAATGTTGAATTATATGCACAACGGAAAAGATAAAATACAATTCGACTTATGCACTTAATAGAACAATACGCTTTATCGTGTGGGGTAAAAATAGACAAACCTCACATAGAGACATGTTTTTATCCAATAGCTGAAAAAAAATACATAACTCTACATGCGAGCAGTGGAATGCAATCAAAAAACTACGACTACTATGATGACGTAATGGAAATGATCTCTCCATACTTGAACGAACAAGATATAAAAGTGATACAAATAGGGGGCAAAGAAGATCGATCAATAAAAGGTTGCGAGCATTTACATGGAAGAACGAATATAAAACAGTCGGCGTATATTATATCAAAATCTTTATTGCATTTTGGCAACGATTCCTTCAGTACTCACGTTGCTTCGGGGTTTAATAAAAAAATAGTATGTCTGTATAGTGTTTTATTTAAAGAGTGTTGCGGCCCATATTGGGGAGATAAAGAAAAACAAATACTTTTAGAGTCTCACAGGAATGGGTTAAAACCTTCTTTTTCTGATAGTGAGCAAGTGAAAATGGTAAATTTAATAAAGCCTGAGAAAATAGCTGAATCTATCTTGAATTTACTAAAGATAGATAATTCTACTTCAGATATAGAAACGTTACATATGGGAAATCAATACCATATTCCCGCTCTGTCAGTGGTCCCAAATCACATCATGCCAGCAAATTTCGCCAAAGGTCAGCCGGTAAATATCTGGGGGCACGAATGCTTTGACGAACAGAATATAGCTAAATGGGCCTACGAAAGAAAATGCAATATATTTTTAGATCAACCAATGGGGGTTAGATATTTAAATGTTATACGCAAGAATATAAATAGAATAAACTATTTCATATCAAACGACAGTAAAGAGAGTTACTTTAAATCTTTAGAAAAAGGAGGGGTTAAATTTAATCTATTATGTAAAGATGAAAATATTATTAATGATCTAAGATTAAAATTCTTCGACTGGCCAATTACTCTATTAAAAGAAAAAACAAAAAAAGATCTTGACAATTCTGAAAAACTATGCGATAATACTCGTTATAAAAACTCAATGAAAATCATATCAGGAGCACAAATATACAACAGCAAGGCTGCTTGGAAAAATGACCTCGAAGGAGAGCACGATCAAGTTATAGATTGCCCTGAATTCTGGGAAGAAATTGATACACTAAAAATTTATAACGATAAAAACCATGGTAAAAACAAAGACATCAACAAATAACTCAGAAGATTCACAATTAAGCGACTTGGCTTACATCAAAAATTACAAAGACGGTCCGGGCAAATTTATTAGAAATGAATTTGGATTACTTGATAATGTAGATTATGAATTCTCGGAAGATGGCTCTGTAAACTGGAGAGCGATGATTAAAGACGAAAATCTTTTCCCCAACAAGTCTTGGTTTAGTTTGCGAAAAAAAGACTTGCCCAGATCTATAATAGGGCTAAAAGATTACCAACTACTAATAAAGCTTAGCGGAATAAAAGAGCTAGCAAAGCTAAGAGGCTTTTCGGACGTCGCCTATGAGACGGTTAAGTGCGAACTAAATCATGTTGCTGTGGTGTGTAGAATGAAGTTTCTGCCAAACTATGAAACGTTTGGAGAGCCGGTTATTTTTCAAGACATGGCTAATGCAACATTAGACAATACCAGCAGTTTTGCTACTAAATTCTTAGAAACTATAGCTTGTAATAGAGCATTTGTTAGGTGTGTGAGAAATTTCTTAAACGTGCATATTGTAGGTGATGACGAAATAGACAAATCTAGCCAAACAGCGTCGAGTAATTCTTCTGCGGGGTCACTCACCCCTTCTTCAATGATAGAATCTTTAGCTGGAGATAAATTGAATTGCTCCAGCTTCGAAGAGTTCAAAGTTATACTTAGGGATTGGTGGAAGACCGGAAAATATAAAAACGATTCAGTTAAGGACTGGAACGATTACTCGGATATTCCCCCGACAGAGTCAAGAGTGTTGATGAAGGTTATGAATTCTTAGATTTGTTTAATTCAATAAGTTCAGAGACTTGTTTTTGCAAAGACTCTATTTGCTGCTGTTGTTCTTTAATTGCTCCAACCAGTAAAGAATTTAACTTATCGTATTTTATAGCCTTATAACCATTGCTTCTAGTAGTTACTAATTCTGGGGCTATTGCCTCAACTTGCTGAGCTATTAACCCTATATCGTGACCCTTGTAAGTTTCCTGCTTTTCGTTCCAGTCAAATTCCACAGGATCAAGAGAAAGAATCTTAGATAGAGGTTTTTTAATTAACTTTATGTTATCTTTTAACCTCTCGTCGGATGCGGCAAACGCCACAACATCCCCGAACGAATGAAGTCCATTCATACATCCTATATAAAAAGCGTTATTTAGTAATTCGTCTGTATTGTAACTTTTTCCATTAGGATCGGTTCGAGAAACAAAATCTCCAATAATATGAGTATTGTATTTTCCAAGTATAAAATTACCCGCTCCGTTTATTATTGTGCACCTTCTGGATTCTTGTATTTTGTTATCTGAGCCCGCTGCTATTAAATTTCCAGCATTGTATCCATCTCCAAAAGAATAGTCTGATGGTAATGGTCCTGTACTAGGGGGTGTTCCTATGCTCATAGTAAATTATTGTGGGTTAAAGGCTTTGGTATAAATGTTTGTAGGTAGACGCTTCGTCTCCTGAGTTGGATCCTACTGTTGGGATGGCAACCTCGATAGATTCTATAGTTTGAGAGTTTGTGTAAGAAGATCCATTATCTGAAGAGACAGGAAACCTAAAATAAGCGTAATTAGTATAGCCATTCACATAGCTAGATATAGAATTTGCTCCGAAATATGCAGCTTTGTAAGAATTTTGACTAGAAAGGGCAGTGCTACCGTTAAGGCTTCCGCTATATTGCGCACTACCTGATACATAAATCTTTGCGTGAGTGAGCGAGGTATCTGTGAAAATCACATACACAATCCAAATTATTGAACCATTGGATTGCCTAACTCCGCGCAAACGTATAGCTGGAGTCTCGTCTGAAGAGTCTACGATTCCATCTGCGTCTATATCACCAACGCTTGGAACTGCATATGAATATGATGTATATGAAAGAGGGTCTCCGGGATTCCAACCAGTTAAATCTGCATAAAAAACCACGTTGTTTGAATTTTTGATTAATCCAAAAAATTTATTTTGTGTTGCTTGAGTTTGCAGTATCAGTATGCCCTCTCCGTCTTGCCAACTTCCTAGCTGAGAAGCGTTGCTTATATATTGGCTACTAAAATAGGTTTTACCTGTTTCCATGCCGTCCCTATAGAAAAAATTCCAATTAGAAATCGACGCCGAACTGGAAAAGTACACCCAAATTCCATTGTTGTTATTATTTACTATTGATTGATAAAGGCTATCCTCTGCTGGTGATATATAAAGCCAGCCAAGATCTGTGGAAAAAACCCAGTTACTTATTTTATTACCGATTGTGAATAAAGACCCAATATAAAAAGAGTCATCCCAATTGGATAGTGTGGTTCCTGTTGCTGTCGTAGCTGGAAACCAGCTATCTACTGTCCATTGATTATTCAGTTTCAAACTTACATCATTAGTTTTATCGCCAAGTATGTTTTTATTAAGAAAGCTAAACTCAAAATTAATTAACCCTCCAGCTTGCAAATACGTTGAGTCGTTTTCGTCATAACTTATGATGTTTTTATCTCCCCCTAATACAGTTTGAGTAGAGCCTCCATCTATTTGATTACCTACCCCCGCTCCAATTATGTTTGCGCCTGCATTATTGCTTTCTACCTCAGGCATTGAATTATTATATCCGGCAATTATAGCAGAAAAATCATCGCCGACTGAATTATTAAAGCCGTTCCCTATGAAAGAAAATCTTCCAGTAATATCGTTGTAAGCTCCAGCAACAATTGAAGAGCCGAGGCTGTTTTGGTTATTATTTGGGTTGTCATGAATTTCGTTATTGTATCCGCCCCCAATAAAAAATGCTTGAGAGTCGGTTGCTGTAATGTCAGAAATGTCAATATTTTCGCTTACAGTGTTGTTTATAAAACTCCCTTTTATTTCTACTCTATCCTTTATATTGCTGTATCTAAAATACGAGTTTGGCCCACCAACATCTAAGGCTACATAATAGGGAGAAGTGGCTGATTTTTGTAGCCTAAAACCCGGGGTGCTATAATCTTCCGTAGGTAGATAATCTGTTAATAAATCATTAAATGCGCCCGCAAAAGAAGATGAAGTAATTTCTCCTCCTGCTCCATTAGCTGCTGGGTTATTAGAATCACTACTTCCCATTGTTAAGCTGTGAGTTATAACAGCATTATCTGCGAGCAATAAATTAGTTGCAACGCTTTGAAATTCGGCTCCGAATTTTTTCCAATAACTGTCTGTTTGAGCGTGCTCTCCTGGAGCTACAACCAAGCTCGACGGTCCGCTATTTTTCATAGCTATATAATGATGCCCATTTGCTCCTGCTGGAGATGAGTTATTATCATAATAGACTAGATCTCCCCTCAACTCTTCTGCTGTGTCAGATCCCTGCACACCATCATCCATTCCAATATAGTTTTTGGTAGAATTCCAGACCCCTCTATAAACAGGCGTTTTTCCCGTTGGCCCAACAGGTCCACTTGCAAGCATACTTACTGTTGTTGAATGTTCAGTGCTAGTGCCTATCCCAGAAGCGTATATAATAACAGACTGAAAATCAATAATGTCGTCATTCCCGTGAATAATTTTATCAAAACCCGCAGCACTGGTTTTCCTGTCCCCAACGTTAAATGTAGCGGTTGCAACTTTAGTGTCTGAATTGAAATAAGTGTTACTTGGTTGGTATTTAAAGCCATGAGTATCATAACCATTAGAATAGTCGGCATAATTAAATACGTTAGTCCCGTCTGGAAGTTCCATTTTAAACCTAACATCGCTTTCAGTGATATCGCTATTATTAAATCTTACGGTTATGTTTGAAGTCTGAAGTGGCTCTGGATCAAAAACGCCATCAATGGTTTCGTCATAATTAAAAACAGAAGGTTCTGCATTCATAGACATTACGGTTAACTCAGACCCGTCTTTTTGTCGAATATTTCCATGAATAGTTAACTCATCCTGTTCAAAAAATAGTTTACCTCTTTGTGTTTTAAAAACAAAAGACCCATTCCCACTTATTGCAAACCCTGCTCCCGGAGCGTCTACACAATCATATCCTCGAGTACCGGCATCATTTAACAATCCAAAACCGGCGCTTCTAATTTGTCCGCTGTTAGCGTCTCCACCTACCTGAATATCTTGAGATTGTATTACAGAAGATCTTATTTTATCGGCTGTTAAATTATGTATTTTTGCATTAGTTATTGCAGCTTCTTCTATATGGGCCGTACCTATCGTTGCGTTCGCAAAAGCATGCCACATCGGGGTTGGGGTCCCCCCAGCATTCCTTGCGATTATAAAATCATTATCATCAAGAAGTTTTGGTTTCTCTAAATCCATGTCTGTACCTACGTAACCAGATGGGTCGCTTGTTTCCCCTTCTCCGGCTGGGTGGTAATCAGAAACTCTATACTGTCCGGAGAATTGAATACTGCGAAGGGGGTTCGTGATAGCAGAGCTCACGGAAACCTCTTCCAGAATTTCTATATCATCTCCGTTTAAAGGGGCTTGAGAAAATGATCTTTCGAGAGTTATTGTGACATAATTAGCAAACTTCTGATAATTAGAAATTTTTCTCTCCTGAGTGTCCAGCAAACCATTCTTAAATCGAATATAATGGTTATTGTATTGGTTGTTTGATCCTAAATTATAATTAGTTTCCTTAATAGAAAATTGCTTATTAGTGATATTTTGGCCCCCATCTATTTCTGCATCAATCAACCTAATAACCTTATCTCCTGGAGGGGCAAGTCCTAACATCGAGTATTGTTCAGAAGTTAAAGGAGACATGTCGCCTCTTTTCCAGTAAATATATTTTGCTAGGTTTAAACCTTGGCTCGTTTTTAATTCGTGAGTATCGCTATTCCCAATAACATAGCCCACTCCATCACTGTAGACAAAATGTCTATCCCAACCAACTTCTCCTCCATATGGTTGATTGGCTGAAAAAGGGTTGTTTGGGACTAAAGCTAGAGTGTTTGGGAATGTCTTGGTGATATTTTGCTCAAAATCCGAAACGTCTGTGGTTTTAGCTTGTCCTAAAGTCAAGTCTAAACCTATAACATCGCTAGAAAACCCTAGGTCAGCGTCGCCAGTAAACGGGCCTTTGTTGCCTGCGTGATCTACAGGTCTAACCCAAAAGTATCTTCTATCATTAGACTCTCCTTGGTGAGTTACCTGTACGCTTGGAGATGTTGCTGAAATATTTAAAACATTTATTGCGTTAGTTATTCCAGAAGCCGGATCATTAATTTCGCTAGGTATCGGGCCAACGCTTACTAGATCTCCAGTTATTCTTCTATATCCAGATAGGTTTCTTGTTTCGTTAAGAGTGATGTCTTCAGTACCAAAATAAAGGTAGTTGTCCTCTGACTCCCAAACTTCGTAATGACTTATGTCGTTTGGAGAAGTGCTTATTACATTATTCATGGAATCGAATTCTGCATCAGGCATTTTCCAATTTAAGAAATAATTCCTAAAAGCTGTATCCCCCTTAAAATCTTTCACTGGTCCAGGAATCGCATCTTCTGTTGTGGAAAAAACCGGCCCCATGTATCCATTTTTATTTTGGTTATTGTATCCATGGGGATAAACCAAAACACGCTCAAGATCTCCTTGGTTATCTGTAACATTAAATAAGTCCCCACTACCAAAGTAGTCAAAAGGAAGTAGTTTGTAATAATAACCAGTTATCTGATCTCCTAATCCATCGATATGAGGTATAGGAGGCTCATCTGTTATTGATGTTATATTTTCGCCAAAAGTAGAATCCCCAGGTCCCAATATTTCTGAAACAAAAGATGCTGCGCCAGAGCCTGGTACGCCATTAGAATCCAGTATTGAAAAAACCGGATCACTAGATCTGTATAATTGAACTTTCGTAGTTTGCTCTCTTGAGCCAAAAGCGTAATTAAAATTAAAATGAACTTGAGTAACATTACTCAAGGAGTCAACTTGAAAGCCCTGGGGTAATATACTGGGTTCTGGATTATTCCCTACGATTTTTCTTAAATTTAAAACTTCCCCTAAAGGGCTAAGAATTGCCAACTCTAGACCAACGCTTCTTTTCCCGCTCTCAGGTATTCCTTCATGCCTAAAAACTTTATCTTCAAAACCTGTATTTAACTCCCAATAAGGGGCCCACTGGGAATCTTGATATGAAGAATTTATTTGTAAAGGGCTATCAACCAAAGCCTCAATAGGTGCACCTGTTGGATTGCTAGCTAAGCATTCATATATAGCTCCATTAGAAAATATTTTGTCGCCGATTTGATGACTTGTAGAAAAGTCGTTTGATTGGTTATCGGCATTAACCCAATAACCGCTATTATTCAGGTTTGGAATTTTTGGCCCTACAGCTGTATTTGGCCCGCTTAAATCGACACCGCTCCATATATCGTTAGCGTAGACAACAAAATCAAAACTAGAAAAATCATCAAATTGAGACCAGTTACGAATTGGAAAATTATAATTCTCAGCTAAAAGATAGTATTTATTTGATGTTGATGGATTCTGAACTTGCCAATGTGCGTTGCCGGTTGATGGAAGAATTTCTAAAGAAGAAGGTATTGTATTTATCGCCTTATAAATTTCGGACGGAACGTCTGAAAATGCCCCAGCAGTTTTCCAGTAACGTGTCCCCGTGTCTGGGCTTATGTAGTCAGAGGTTTCTTGTTGAGTTATGCATGTATATAAAGACCCTTTGTATAAAACTGTACTACCAACATCAAAAAACTCCCCGCCTTTATAAATGGGAACATCACCATTTGGGGATATAACTAAATCACCAGCAGAATAGCTTTCTAGTTCATTATAAACCCCAAGAACATCGCTAGCATCCGGACCGATAATTTCATTATTACTTGTTCCAAGCACAGAGTAAACCCCGCTTTCGTAAGAAAAACAGTCAGAGTAATGCAGGCCAGTTCTAAACAAATAATTCGTTCCGGGACTCCAAGGCTGCACAGATGGAGAATTTAATTTATCGGAACTTAAAGCGGTTTGGCTCGAGGCTCTATATAATGAATTATTATATGTTACATGATCCCCATTATTATATTGCCCAGAAAAAGAAAAGCGGCTGTGATCAGGGAATCCGCCTATTTTATAAATTGAATTATTTATATCTCTAGTATATTCGTAAGTCTCAAAAACCTTAGTCCCAGGTAGATCTTCAGATATATTTTCAATACCATTTTCGGTTACAGACGTCCTAGAATTAAAACCTTCAGTTATTCCAGTTAAAAATAAATTAGTATCACTATCATACAAAGATCCACTTATGCCAAGAATAGTGGGCTTATCAGTAGAGCCTACTAAAAATTTATATTGATTTAAATCTACTAAATTATTATCTTGGTCAGTTATATTCCAACGAAAAATTAAATCGTCTTCTCTTTCTATAAAATTCAAATTATCTATTTTAACATCAGACTTAAAAGCAACTAGTTCCCCTCTTTCGTGTAAACCTGATTCAGTTAAATTATTCATTCGCCCTGTTCCATAACCATCAGCAGTTAAGAAAGAATAATAATAATTATATCCCCATATTTGATCAAACTCTTTATTATTGGAGTTTATATTTTCTTGTGTTGAATAGTGATCTATAATTGGACCCAGGCTTACCCAGTAGCTATTATTGCTAGTAGTTATATTAGGGAAATTTAAATAAGTATAAGCTTGTATGCATTCAAATACAACATCGTTATAAAAAACCCTATCTCCAAGTCTGTAATTATTGTGCTTCTCCCAGGAAGGCGCGGAACTCAAGCTTTCGTAATAATTTATACTATCTTGAAGATTATTTGGGTCGTATATTTGATGATCGCTCGGTATAGCAAGGGATGAAATTTGACATGCAGAAAAATCGGTATCATCACTACTCCAACTGAAAGACATTTTTGCGCCTCGCAGATTGTAACTTAATGAATTTATTTCAGGTAGATAGTTTATTCCTGTTAATGTTCCAGTAGCCTGCCTACCAAATGCGTCATTAGATACCACTTCTAGAGCAAGCGTTCTATCTAAACTTAATTCGGTTACGGCATTATCTGACAGCACAAAAGAAAACCCTGTATACGATTCCATCATGTCAGAAACGGAAGAGGTATTTAATGTTTGCTGTAAAGCTACTGAATTATTTAATTCGCCATTTGATATTATATTCCCATTTCTTGTATTTCTTATTTGTAGAGAAAAATCCCTCAAAAGCTTATCGCTAAGCAATTCGTTACCTAATGATCTTCCTTCCTTAGGGTGGCCGGCAGGAGGAGATAGCCTCCATTCGATTTCTAAATTTCTATTTACATACTCTGAATTTACTGACAATAGATTACCGGTTTCAGAAGGTTCTATTTCAATAGTGCTACCTATATTGGGATCGTCAGGCAAATTTGATACCTTTATTTCGGAAAAAGTAAAAGTGTCATCAAATAAAGGTGGGCTTATGGAAATTTTTTCCTCAATAAATTCCGATCGAATACCTATATCGCTTACAGCGAATATTCTAATTGAAAAATCACCATAGTTACCATTTAAAGAAAGAGTTTTTTGCGCAGTGTCACCTTCAAAATTTACGAGCTTATTACCTTTTCCCAAATTATACTGAAACGAGTAATTATCTGACGAACCAATCACTTCATAATTAGCTTTGAGGTCGTTTACATCGAATTGTATTCCTATTGCGGTAGATAACATTTTTTATACAGTTAAATCGGTTAATATTAAAGTGTCTGGGGGTGCAGGTATTCTCATGTCGGCTTGAGGGGGTATAGGCATAACTGGTTGTCGAATAACTGTTTGTTTATCAACAGCTTCGAATTTAGATTGATTATACTCAAGCCCAACAACTTCATATTTTCCTGCTGTCATTTCTTTTACACTCATAGTTCTAAATAATTGGCCTTCTAAATTTCTTTCCGCATCAGATGTAGGAGTTGGATTGAAAGTTATCTCCCCACTGGATGTTATATTTGCAGAGCTTAAAGCAGAAACAAGACTTGATGAGTTTTCTAGTTCAAATTGAAAATCGTTGACTTTTATTAAATCCCAAGGTTCAACTGAGGTCGTCCATCTTTTATCTGTATTATCGTATACATATAAAACGTTTATATTATCATCAAAATTACCTAAGGAGTCTACTACATTTTCGATAAAAACTTTTTGTCCATCATTGATTCTTTCTGCATGATTTTCGTCCAGAGTTATTCTTATAGACTCCTTTCCCTGCAGCGAAGATGAAGCTTCTAAAGATTCAAATAGTTTTATATCTATTTCCTTATAATAGCCAGACTCGATTAACGCTCTTCTTTTTTCGTTTAAACTAAGCCCTCCTAAATTAGATGGAGTATTACTTGTTAATTGAAATTTGGGAGTTCCAGATATTTTATCCATAAGGTTTGGGTTCCTAATATAATAGCCTGAAACATTAATGTTTTTCTGAACTATAACATAATTATTATTATTCAACTTATAACTAGATCCTACATTAAGTGACAAATTAGAGTCGTAAATAAAAAATTCAACAAGGCTTTTTTCTAAATAATAAGGTACTACCCAACCATTTGCTGAAGTAGAATCGGAATGTAATGAATAAAAAAACCAATAAGTATTTTTTATCGAATCATTTGTCCATATCCATCCGCTATTTCCAGAGTTCGCCGAAGTTCCAGTATAAAACCAAAAACCTTCATCCCCCGAAGATTTTTTAAGTTCTCCCAAGTAAATCCATCCCAAATGAGGGCTGTATGCCCAATCCCCAAATATTCTTATCCACCCAAGCCATTCAGAAATTTTCCACCCTGGGTACTTTTTTGTCTCTTCATTACTTATTAACTCAAGCTTATTTATTGCTGCTTGCTCAATCTCTGCATCCGTCTTCGCGGATATTAAACCTTTTGCGCTCCAAGAGCTGCCAAGCATTATCTTGGAGAGGGCTTCTTTTGTTTTTTCTTTATTTTCTGGGCATATATAATGCAGTCCTCCGACATTACCCATGGAATCTAGACCTTGGGTTGAAATATTAACCTGACTTCCTCCCAAGGATGTGCTTATTGTAAAAGTGTGTTTCGTTGGGTTTGTTATATAGTAAGCGGAATTCCCGCTTCTTGCTGAGCTCAAGCCTGAAGGTAGCGAACCCTCGGAGACAAACCTAATTCTATCTCCATCATTAAAACCGTGGTTAAATATAGAAAAGTTGTTATCGGGGAGAGATACCTCAAAAGGAATTTTTAATGAAAAATTATTCGCGATGACGTTTTGTCCCTGAGGTCCTTTTTTTTCTATTTCTGAACTATATGTGATTGAGCACTCAAACTTTATTATTTGAGGGGTTAAAATAGATTTTATTTCTGCGCTTTGATCAAGGTCAGATCTCTCGAAAGGGGCTCTTAATTTTATTTTTTCATCACTAGAATTCGAAAGTCCAACACATACCGTTAATTCAACCATGGACACAAATGGTTCGTCAAGCATATGCTTATCTAATAATATATATGGGTCATACAAATCAAAAGACTTCTTAACGACTCTCTCTCCTTGTATATTTTCTTCAAATTCGTATTGTTTTGTGAAAAATTTCACATCTAAAACTCTACCGCTTTTTGATTTTCCGGACCTCATTTCGTCTGAGACTTCAAAAATTGACCCAGGAAATAAATAAGAAGCTCCGTAAGAGGTCTCGAAAGAAACTGTCTCAGTCTCTAATTGGGTGGTATATAATACCCACTTGGCAAGTCTCCTCGCTTGGCCAGAAGAAGTTACTCCAAAGCCAAGTGTTTCTTTTTCCCTGAACCCAAAAGTTCTAATTGCATTCTTATCTTCTTCTTGAACTGTTGCTGCCTTAAAGTTGTCGTCCTTATTGTTATATCTAACTATAGAGCTTGTTATTTTTTGATCCTTACTTATTCCTGAATAAGTAAAGCCGTCTTGACTCACGTTTGAATTATTAAAAAGCTGAACAGGGTTCCTGTAAGAGTCTTGTATGGCCATTATTTTCCCATTGTAATATGTAATAATCCCCCTAAATATTGACGCCATGTTGTTTACCATCTGGAGAGCCTGCTCTTCATCGGTTATATAAAGATTTGAAGTAAACCTCGGTTCAACAATTGAGTGATTTATTTGAACTGCGCAACCGCCAACGGTTTTAATTAAGCCTCCTTCGTTAAAAGAAGAGCTCAAATAGCTTAAATCAGGCCCGGAAACTATGACTGTACCACCTCCATTCTTATTAGGGTTGGTAGATATAATATCTCTTTGTTCTATTTTTATTTCGCCCGATAAACTTCGCGACCTATCTCTTAATTCTTCTATAGCTGTACTCTTATTTGACCCAGTTAAAGAACTTATATCCAGGGACCTAGAAGGAATGAAAAAAGCTATTTTTTTTCCTTTAAACTGAGACCCGGTTCCAAAATCCTTAATAAAATCATTAGAAGAATATGAATTTTGATCTATAGTTATAGAAAAAGAGTCTTCGATTGAAGGTGTTAAAGTCGCAGTGGAATAAAAATTAACAGGAGAGCCGGAAGATGTTTCTATCTGATAATCAGTTCTAACTAGTTCGTCGCAATATTTTGATATTTTATATAGTTGCCATTTGTCTATATAATCTTCATGCAATCCGTACTTCCCAAGTCCATACCTTGGATTAGACAGTAAATCATAAAAAATCCAAGCAGGGTTATCCGTCCAATATTTATCTACATCTCGAACAGAATGTATGGACGAAAGAGAGTCGGGTTGCCCTTTAAATAATCCATCCCAAGGACCATCGTAATACTTTGATATAGGGTCATAATTAGAGGGAATCATAACTTTTTTCAACCTTACATGATAAGACCTTTCCGGTAAGTTAGAAAAGTTTTTACTGTCAAATTTCAATTTTACCATTGAGCTATAAGGATAAAGAAGAGGCTCCTCTACATATTCAGCCACAGTGGTAAGTTTCAAACTTCTATCTCGACCTATACCGCCTAATGCGCCTTTAACAGAAGGGTCGTATTCATTGCTTAATTTTATAACCTTAAACGTTGTCCCTCTGGAGCTTATCTCGGGCCTTTCAAATTCTATAATTATATCAAATGCGTATGCAGAGGTACAAAGACCCTCTACGGTGAATTTTTCTCCATCTTCGGATACTGCATTTCCCACATCAGGAAAAGAAACCTTGCATCCAGAATTAGAAGATAAGACATTGTATTCGATATAATCCTTTTCCGCTAATATTGCGAACTGAATATTGTTTGATTTATTGGATCCGTCATCATTTTGTATAGATAAAGTTGTATTCATCTCCATCCTGATTTTATTAACATTTCGGTTTGCCACGAAATGAGCTGCAATTTTCGCTCCATTTTCTTTCGCTTCTTCTGGAGAGTTTCTGTGTTCGGCTTTTTCTTGGTTATTGGTATAAGGTCCCGCGCCGTAAAGCAATATCCCATGGTCAATCACAAAGCAGTTAAAATCAGAAATTATAATTCGCTCATCATCATCTCCATTTTTTATTAAAGGAATTTCCCCTTCTTCGTTAAGTATGTAGTTTAAAGTTCCAACTGAGCTAGTTCTAGCAGTGTTCATTACTGGAACATTATTTAAAAATATTCCCTCTCGAATATCTGAGAACGAGGATATTCCCTGAAAACCCTGATGTATAACTGTTGCGTTTTGATCGCATAACCCATCTATAGGACCTTCGGACAGTAAATCTAAAAATTCAATCTCAGTATACGATTCTAAAACATGATCTTTTCCGGGAACTTCTTTTCTTTTTGATATTTTATGCTGAGATATGTTCGTGCATCCTATTTTTAATCTCCCATATCCTAACGGAACTGCTACGCCTTGATTTTGTCTATTTGCTATTCCTGATAGTAGGTAAGATTTGGTTGTTGTAGGGGTTTTTCTTTCTGGGGGTTTAAATAATGCCTTCATTATTGCGCCAACAACAAAACTAACAGCGACAGCTACAACTATTTTTCCAAGAAGAGTTAAGCCTCCGGCCACTTGACCACCAATAAATAAAGCGGTCATAATTATAGCTGCGTTGCCTTGTGGGGCAGGCACAATATGCATCTCCTCTTTCTTGTTCTTGAGCCCAACCATAGACTCAGAGATCATATGATTCTTTAATTCTTGCTTTGAAGAAATTTCAATTGGCGATTTATTTAAAACAGCATAGTTAACACCATTCCTCTCGCTATTCGCCAGATACTCAAGAAAGCCTTCTTGGTTAGCTTCTATAGCTGAAAAAACTTCTATAGCTGAGTCCGCATTCAACCTCCACTTTCTACCAAAGCGTTTCCCAAGCTTTCCATATAGATATACCGTTTTCATTTAACCTCAAACCTCACATAGCTATACACCTATATTATCATATATTCCAAACTCATCATCTCTAATACTATATATCAAAAAAGGAACACATAACTCTTCAGAGTATTTTCTGTCTAAAATAGATGGTCTTACGGAGCAATTCACATGAGAATGATAAACGTATAAAACTTTATTTTCTATAAAAACGTTTAAATTTATTTTAAAGTGAAACTCTGGAAATAAGCTTTCATTCTTGCATGGAAAAACTTTGGCTCCATGCTTTGAATCAATTACTAGCCCACAACTTTCCTGATTTAAGGATTGTAGGCAATGGTTTTTTATTTGGTTAAGTATTTGATTATCCAATAGGATATCTTTCTGTGCTTGGGAACCCCCCAAACCTTAAACCCTTATGAGTGAAGGATATTTTATTGTATTCAGAGATATTTCTAGATCCACCTAAAGAGTCCAAGTGTGTTTCAGAAAATCTTTTCTTGCAAGAATCTAATGTTTTTTGGCATTCGTCTTTTACCCAATGGTTAACGTCAAAGAAAGGTATATGGTCGCTTGCTATGGCGTGAGTTTTTATACATAAGAAGACTACGGGTGTTGATTTGTATGGATCCGAGGAGCTTTGTGGAATAATTTTTACTAAAGTTCCAGCGTCGTATCCACTTGGTACTTCTTCATTATCTAAAAATCCATACTTGCTCCATTTGGGGATATCTACAAGACCGTTATTGTAATTATTTGACGAATATTTTTGGGTTAAATCTCTTCCTTCAGAATCCTCTACCGCTAAACCTTTATACCCGCAACCAATAGAACATCTATACATCCAAGAGCAGTGAGTCGGCATAACTAACCTTCCAGGGATAGTTGCTCCTTGAAGTTCTAATGAAGAGACTAATTCAAAAGTAATTACGTTTTTATTTTCTACTGTTTTCTTGTTTATGAAAAACATATCATCTGGAAAGTGGGATTTTGGGTCTGATTCTCCAAAAGGGTTTTTTTCAGATTCATTTAAATTTCTATTTTGAAAGTTCTCTTTATCTAAAAACTTAACAAAAGTTCTCTTTCTAGTTACCTTGCAATTGGCAAAATCTTTATTTGATCTTACTATTTTTGATAAAAGACCTTCTGGGTTCGCTATTGACATAGTTGGCCTTGGCAATCTTCCGTCAGATTGTTTTTCAAAGCCTTCCATCTTTATAGGTAAAGGTTGATAAGCCTCGCCTTGCCAATAAATTGGATTACTTGAGTTCTTCATTGGACAAAA